TCTTTGACCCCCAACTACATCATACGGATATTCTTGTGGTAGATATAATTTGAATACTCTAGCCATGATTCTAAATTCATTTTTCAAAGCTGAGTAAATTCTTTTGTGAATCGCAGACATAGTTCTAGAACCACGCTCAAGAAGAGCTACCGTAGTTCCAACTGCCGCTTGTTGATTTCCATCACCAACTTGTAAATCTGCAATTGAAGCAAATCTTTGACCTGCATTAACTACAACTCCCATTAGTGATAATAAAGTCTGTGATGGTTCTTTAAATGGTAACATCATAAATGAATCTCTTAAATTTCCACCTGGTGCATCTACATCTCTAAACTCACCTGGTTGAATTGATTGTGCATCATCTCTAATTCTAATACCACGTTGTTTAAAACCTGCTGGTAGGTTAGATAAAGTTCCTGCATCTAATAGTTGTCTAAGTGCACTTGTTGCAGTACGTGATAATCCACCTATCATATGAATTAAACCAAAACCATAAAAACCTAGTCCTGGTAAAAATTTAAAATGTACAAAATATTGTATTTTATTTTTCTTTAGATCACCTACTTCATAGTTTCTTTTAATAGATAAAATTTCACGTGATCCTTCTTCTAAAGTTACAATGTAAGGTATTTTGATTCCTGAGGGCTCACCAGTCTCCGGATCAGAATCTTCAAAACCTTCTAAGTCTAAATCCACATGACATTCTAATATTGTATATACATCTTCATCGGCTGTTTTAGATGTACCTTCTAATTCTCTCTCTTTTTTTTCTATATCCGATTCAGAACTATCTGGTTTAGATAAATCTATATCTCTATAGAATCCTGCTACTTGTTGTTTTCTTAAATCATTTTCTGAAATTTTTATTCGATGAATAATTGCTTCCGCATCATCTAATGAGGTAGCTGTGTACGGAACAATTAAATCATCTGCCGGAACAAATTTTGATACTGCTCTTTGTTCCATATCATCATAGTAGACTTTTTTAAAAGCAGAACCTGCAAGTGGCAAATTAAATAACATTTGATCAAACTCTGGTTCATACTCTTTCATCTTTTCCATAATTTCGTAATTCATAAAATCTTTAACACGAGTTGCTTGTTGTGTTTTCTCAGGTGTAGATAAACCCATTACTTGAGTTCTAACTGGACCATCTGCTGGTAATAATTCTTTATAAGCTAATGCTTGAAACTGTGTAACAGCTTCTGCTAATACTGGGTGAGTTGCACCTGAAGCTCCTTGAAATGGTTCTGTTCTGTTATTGTATTTAAAACCTAAAAGATCTAAACCTTGAACATAAGATTGTTCCCAATCTTTTCTTGATGAAGTATAATCCATATACTTACCATTTAAATCTGATCCTAATCTACCTAATACATCATCTGGTAAAAACTCTGCAAGGTTTGCATAATGCTCATCACCACCTTCTGGTGATGCTGCTTGTGGATCTAAATCAATATCAACTGATCCATCTTCATTTTCTTGAATGTCAACTGGTTCAAGAGATTGTTCTTCAATCTCAATTTCTTCTTTTACTTGTTCTTCAAGTTCATCTGGTCCAGGGACCTCAAACTCTTTTCGAACCTCGTTTGGAAGTGCTTTGTCTATGTCTGCCATTATATTTTTTCTCCGTATGTTCTACCTCTTTAACAGTATTATAAGAAATATTCAACCCCTGAGGCATGGGTCCGGATTCCGGAGGAATAGTCCTAGTTAGCCTTTTAATCATTAAATTTTTTATATAAGCTTTGTCCTGGTCCTAAAGCAAATTCTTTATAAGACATTCTATCATCATATCCACCTTTACCATCAAAGAAATATTCTCTCATCCATTTTTCAGATTTAGACATAGTGCCTGATGCATAGTTTACTCTACCCCCTATAGCATAACCTTCTTTCATAGCTTCTTTAACTGCTTCACCAAACTCATAACCATCATCCATAAGTTCCTCAACTCTTTTTCTTAATTCATTATTTTTAGATCCATCACTGTAACCCATACGACCACCATTAGCCATTTGAGGAATTTTTATAACTTTGTCTTTAGGAAAATATGTATCTGCAAATTTATCTATATCCATACCAGTACCTTCTTTACCACCTAGCTCAATATACTTACCTGTAACCATTGCATTATATTTAGTATCTCCTCCATCTAAAAAATTAACTCTACCACCAATAGAATACTTATTAAGTTCATCTTGATATTCTTTTATTTTTTTAGAAGCCATGACTCCGGCATCCCCATATAAAGGTCTAATAATTTTCATATATTCAGTTTGAGATATTTCATTATTGTCTAATGCTTTTTTTGAAAATTCACCTACTAAATTAACATATGTTTTAGGACTAAACATATTAGCTGCAGCTTTTGTATTAAGCATGTCTAATGTTTTAGAATAATTTTTAGGTTTTTTTGGTGGTACCTGGTCCATTACAGAACTCCTGCAATGCCGCCTTTAGCTCTTTTTAATTTATCTTCTTTTGCTTTTTGAATCATTAGTCTAAGCTTTCTAATCATTTCTGGATCTGTTGTTGGTCTATTAATTAATTCTTCATTATAAATATTTGCACCTTGACCTGTTGTTGTATCCATCTGCATTGATCTAGATGGTGCAACAATTTCTTGTTTAGGTGTACCTTGATTATAATTTACTCTACCACCCATAGCGTATTGTTTATCTGGATTCCCGGCTCCATAACCCAACATATCTCTTACTTCATCAACGTCAAAGTTTCCTGCTTCAGGATCATCTTCAATGTAGTAAATAGGTTTACGTGACCAGAAAGTGGCATCTTCATTTATTGCAAAGTCACCTGGTTTATATCCTGATGCTAATTTAATTGATGGCGCTTTTTCTTTTTTACCAAAATATTCTTTTGAATAATCTTCTATTGTTCCTTTATAACCATTCTTAACAGCGTCTTTAAATTCTTCAAGCATTCCACCTAGTTCTAATTCAAACTCTTCTTCAGGAGTTTCACTAGCCATTTTTCTATTTTTTAAAGATCTAAGTCCACCCTCATCTTCATATTCTTCAGGGTCATCTAAAATAAGATCATCGCCTAACTCAATAGCGTTCATCTGTTCTTTTAATTTTTGATCAAATTCTGGGTCGTTTATTGCCATAATTATTAATAATACACTTTTTGTGTCTTCTGTAAAGGTTCATCTTCATAATCTTCAGGGTGATCAATTAAACCACCTTGTCTGAATCTCATCACTGCTTGAGTCATAGAGTCAACTAAATCGTCGTGATCTCCATATGGAAATGCAGCGCATTCTTCTATAACGTCTTGTGCAAAGTCCATATCTTTAGGAGCATATATTCTCCCAGACTCAAATAGAGGTGATACAGAATTAACACGAGTATGTTTATCATTACCTCGTGATGGTGTAAAGTTAATTACAGGAATTCCTGATTTTCTTAATTCATAAGTTAAAGGGAGCCCTGATGCCTTGCTCTCCACAATCACTGTTTCCGGATTCCAGTATTCGTATTGATCTAATGCAACACGCCTGAGTTCTGGAAACTCATACCGACCTTTTAAAGAATCCAGCAACAGGAGACAGGGACCAGAGTCTTCTGTTGGATGAAATACACCCCAGGTAGTAATGGCACTATAATCGGCAGTTTCTTTTTTCATAAAAGCTGTATCGTAAGATTGAATAACGTGTTCTAATGGTGGTAAATCTTTTTCCCAATCCTGCCACCATTCTCTTTTAATTAATGCACCCTCATCTCCTGTTGGGTTCTGCATGTATTGTGCATTCCATTTTGATAAAGGAATAGATGCTTTAACTGATTCTAAATCTTTTATGTTCCAATATTCCGGCCACAGGGGTTCATCGTTAGGCATGATAGCAGGAAATTGAATCAATTCCCATTGATCAGCTTTAGGTTCTTTTTGTGCTTTAATCAAACGACCGGATAAATCTTTTTCGTTCCATCTAGTCATTACAATTATAATTGTTCCACCAGGTTGAAGACGTTGACGTGGACCAGATGTGTACCATTCATAAGTTCTCTCAAGAGCTTGTGCATTCATTGCATCTTGCTCAGTATGTGGGTCATCAATAATTAATAGATCCGCACCCCTTCCAGTAATTGCAGAACCAACACCAGCAGCATAATATTCTCCGCCTTGTTCTGTTTCCCATTTACCCGCAGCTTGTGAATCAGGATTAAGTCTGGTTTCAAAAACTTCTTTGTATTCTGGTGAGTCCATAAGTTGTTTTGCTTTACGACCAAACCTTACAGATAATTCAGTTGTGTTAGTTGATTGAATAATTTTTAATTTAGGATTACGACCTACCATCCATGCAGGTAATAAATAAGATGCAAACTCAGACTTAGTATGTCTAGGTGCCATATTAATTATAACACGTTTAGTTTTACCTGTAGCAATGTCATTAAATTTTTTA